GTTATTGCATATTCATAATTAAAACTATTATAAAAAGAAAAAGCCGCTAATGCGGCTTTTTTTATGTAGTAAATGATGGATTAATTATAGAGCGCCTGGTGCACCTACTTCAGATGCAGTTTCTTTTCCAGCTGCTGCTTCAGCACCTGCTCCACCTTCTGGGGCAGAACCTGCTTCAGGGGCAGCTCCGGCTGCAGCGGCTTCTCCAGCTTCACCCTCTCCAGTTGGAGTTTGGTTCATATAGTCCTTGTTTTTCAAAAGATCTTCATCACTCATTCTTAAATACTCTTTAACCAAGTATTCAGTAGAGAAGTAAGGCTTACCTTCATCATCAACAACTCCTTTAAGAGCGTTAAGTGTAGCAAGACGTTTGTTAAGTAGATCCTGTTGCTTGATTTCTTCAAATACGTTATCATCATGCCAGTTAATACCAACTGCATTTTTAAAACGATAATCGTCTTTTAAGTCTTTAAAATCAAGGCACATTTGAAGATATAAAGGCTTAGTTAAAAGCTCTTTAAAGGCTGAACGAAGACGAGTTACAAATTTATTATAACGAATCTCTTCACGACGAATACCTTCAGCATTCATTGTATATTGACCTGCACCATTTGCTGAATCCCATCTTGAATAAGGGATTTTAGAGTCCATTTTCAACTTCTCTTTAAAGTAGTTAAGAAGTTCAGATCCTGACATGTTAGGACCTGCATATTCCAATGGAGCAATTTCAATTGCCTGGTTTTGGTCATTAACTGGTAAAATGTAATTCTTATAGAATAATAGGTTAGGACGACCGTCTACTTGAATTTCTCCAGTATTAGTATCAAAGAAAATATCCTCTTTTAATTGGTTTGCAAATTCTCTAACATCTTCTTTTGCTTTATTTAGAGACTTACTTCCAATAGGAACTTTAGTAGTTAAACGAATTGGAGCATTCATTGTATGCCAAATAACTTTAGAGTGTTCAATAACACGCATTAAGTTAAATGATCTAACCATTCTTTCTACAAACGAAATACGTTTTGTTCTAAAGTGATTTGAATAAGATAAGTATAGAACTTGAGAATCAGTAAGGGTTCTTACTTTAGATTCGCCTGGAACTTTTTGTGCCCATTCTAAAAATATCTTTCCAAGAGAATCCTTTTTGATTTGTGGATATAGAGTAGATGGATCAATTTCTTTAAATCCAATAATTTCTCTTGGGTTTTGTAAATCATCATAGAGAATTTCAAAGGCCAAGTGACCTTCAATTAACCATTGATAAAAATACTGCCATGCAGAAATTCCTTCGTTGAAACCCCATGCATTGTAAATTTTCTCAAAATTTTCATTATATTTTTCAATAACTTTCTCTTGATACTTAAGACGTTGTTCTTTGTTTTTACCTTTATAAAGCATTTCTCCAACTAAATCATTGGGATATGCAAAACGGTTATCTTCGTCAAAAACAATAACATCATCTGTAATAGATTCAATAACAAATTCTATTTCACCATTAGATGCAAGATCTCTTAATCTTTCTCTTTTGGTTGCATAGTCTAATTGAAAAAATGCAATAGCTTTAGTCCTAAGGGCAGAAGTCGTATCTGAAATTGCCATAGTTGCTCTTGCTAAAGAGTCAGTTTGACCTCCAGGTAAAGCACTACCTCTAGCTTGCATTAGTTGACTTTCAATAAATCCAATTGATTGTGAGTTCTTAATTAAAAGATCCTCGTACTTCATACCAACTCGGCTTAAATCTGATAGTCTTGATTTAATTCCGCCTAAGCCGATATTGTCTAGAAATCCTGCCATAATTATGCGTTAAATTGTGATATTACTGAGTCCATGCTTAAAGATCTTGTCTGAATTCCATCAAAGATATTGGTTTGAGCAATTCTAGGGGCCAGATGGAACGGAATAAGCGTAGGATTTGTAATATTTGCTTTTTGATATTTATTTACTGCGTAACGAATGTTAAATCTACCTCCGCTCGCCTTTTGAAAAAGGTCAGCCATCATAAATGGTTCTGCATTGAATCTCATAAGTGGAGTATATTCAGGCAATTGATATAGCTTCCTAGTATCACTTATAAACTCTCCTTTATCACTATATGATTTACTTATAATATTATTAAAGGTCTGCCAGAGTATATTCAGGATAACCTGGGTCGACCCTACGGGCATTACTTTAAGGTTTAGTATAGTAACATCTGCTAAATCATTAGATAGACAGATACCAATTGGNCGCTGATCGTAGTANGGGCGTTTAATTGNATANTTGGCCATTTCCCTAGCATCAAGATATTGATCTGCAGTTGGAATTTGCGAGTCATCTACTGGTTGTGCAAAAAATGTATAGATATGACCTGGAATAAAGATNGANTCAGGTAAAGGCTGGATGCTACCAAAAAATGGGTCATCCATCTTTTCGCCTTTATTTCTAAAAAAATCTATTTGGTCACTAAATGTTGGCTTGATCATCTTTATATTCTACAAACTTTTGAATAAGAAGTTTTCGGTAATAATACCGAACTTAATGCCCTTTTGCGCAGCATAGTCCCTAGCTGCTTCAAACTTAGCTTGATTCATAATAAACTGCTTTGCAGCATAAACATAATTTGCAGTTTGTTTATCAGTCATTCGCTTTGGTTTGGTTGGAGGTGACACATATTTGTTTGGTTTAATTTCAATTAACCAATTTTCTTCAGTTTCTCCAGGCCCAACCAATTTAACAAAAAAGTCAATATAGTAAATATGTCCGCGTTTGTCCATTGGATTATAGTATGGAATACCAAACGGTTCAGACGAATATTTAAGAACGGATGGACTTGAATCTAACCATTTTAGGAATTTGTATTCCCAACTGGATCTATAAATGATTTGACTTGGATCACCCATATAGCGATCAGGTTGTTGAGGTCTAAAATAACCTTGCTTAACAGATCCTCCGACTCTTGGCTTAAGAAATGTTTTTATATTCTTCTTTTGATTAGGATCCTTCATATAATATTTATAGATAAACGATATCGTATACTGAATTACTAAAGTGCTTACCTATTAANTCCTGAAATTGTGTAATTGTAAGAGANGGATCCTGTTTATTTAAGAAAAGAAATAGGTCGTTAATATCTTTAATTTTTGATAATTTAATAATTTGAGTTGGAAATCTTTTCTTTAACTCTTCCATTAAACTATTCCATAAAAACACTGAATATCCATCTTTAATAAAAGCCAGCATTGAATCTTTACCAGCTTTATCACGGTCAAATATGATCTTAATATCAACAGCGCCCATTGACTTTAGAATAGATTTAGCTTTGGAAACTCCAGAGGTTGCCAACCCGTTCTTTAAAAACATTGAGTCAATTTGACCTTCGGCTACCATTAGGGGCTGAGTAAAGTCTACATTTAAGATATTAAAATAGTTATTGAGATAGTTTGCATCATCAATAATTTCTGGTGTATCTTTATTAGTAAAGATTTTAGAAACCTCATTATAGGATTTAATTAAGTATTTTCGATCAGTAAATGGATCTAAACTTCTAGTGGCAAGACCTAGGATTTTACCAGAGCGATGGTCAAAGTTAAAAATATAAACTTTATTATCCATTGCATCAGCATACATAATATCGCCAAAGTTTTGAACTTTAGTTAATCCTCTGGATTGAGCAAACTTATATGCAGCAGAATTTTCTGAAATTTGATCTAATCTTCTTAGCGAAAAACGGTTAATTACATCACTAATTGAAATCATACCCTTTCGGTTAGATGTTAAGAATCTAACAAGATGATTTTCAGTAGTTTTTTTATAATTAACCTCAAGATCCTTTTCTTCTAAGAATAGAGAAGAGATAATTCCATATTGATTACTTAAACTTGCAACAAACTCAGCAAGGCTCATCCATGCCATGCAACCATCGTTAAAGCACTTATAAGTTTTTGTTTCCATGTAGAGGTGACCTCTTTTTTTGGAAGCTTTAACTTTAGAGTCTCCACAGAATGGGCATGCAAAATTTAATTTGCCATCGCTCTCTTCAATAGTCTGCTTATCATGAATGCCAGGAAATCTGGCGCTCATGACACTTTTTACAAACTTTGAAACCTCATTTATTTCCATCTAGATTAATCTTCTACTTCTTCTAGCTCGTCTTCTTCGACTACAACTGCTTTGGAAGCTTTCTTTTTCTTAATTTTATCAATATATTTAGTAAGCTCTGCTTCTGGAACAACCACTGTATTTAGGCCATATTTAGAAACAATACTTAGATATTGTGGCATCAATTGGGGCGGAATTGCTAGATCTGGATTTGCAATAAAATCTTGAAGAGCTTCTGGGACTAATGTATTTTCAAATGTTTCAGAATCTACAATATGGATAGGGAAATCTTGGATTTCTTGACCCTTTTTAGGTTTATGCTTAACTACTTCGATTGCACGACGTAATTGTGGATTAATTTGAGGTAATCCCATTGCAAGAAGTAGTTTATTTAAAGGTTCACAAATCAAGCGAAAGAATTGTTGATCTTTATCCATTGGTAGGGCAAATTCAGTTGGATAAACTCCTGGAGAAAATGCAAAAATATCAAATTCATATGGATTAGGTGCAGCATAATAGAATTTAACTTTACCGCTTATTACACGATTGTATTTCTTATTACCTGTTTCTTTTAGCATAAAATTATGATATGATGCAGCTCGTGTATAGATTGGAACACCTTTATCTAATTTTAAAGGATGCTCGCTCTTAACATACTTATCNTAGGTACGAACAGAAAACGAGAAACAAATATCATCGGGCGAAAGAGTTTCCATTTCNGCACGTAGNNCTTGTAATTTAGGAATAAGCTCATCTTCTAGATCTAAGTCATAACCACGATCTAAGAAAAAGTCATATAGTTTTTCAAGGTGAGCTCTTGCCCAGATTGGATAAGAAGATTGAACCTTTTCAAGACCTTTTACAATTTGACTTTCTTTTTCTGCTAATTCTTCAGCTGGATTATCTTCATAACTTACCTTAAGGACGTATTTCTTTTTAGCACACCAAATTGCAGCTCGCGAAAGATTCTCCATTTCAAACTCTTGACGATTATCAGTATTAAATGCAGTTGCATATTTTTGAAAGGCTGCTCTAAAATAACCACTCAGTCTTTCGCGATTAATTGCCAAACAAAACTTAAGAGCTTCTGTATCAGTTAAGGAAAAACCTTCAATTGATTTAATTGCTGGATGAAAACTAACATAACATGAGTCTGTGTCAGTATAAATTGCAGCATCTTCTTTAACTTGATTAATTTTTAGATTGGATATACCAAGCTTTTCATGTAATTCTGTATCAAGATGCCATTTTTCTGTAAAGTAGTGATTTACTGCTTTAATTGAAAACTTGATAAGGTCTTGGCCTTGAAGAGTAATCGACTGTGCAATATCTGTATCGTGNAAATAGAAATATTTGTTACCGAAGGCTCCATAAAACGAGTTAATCAAGATTTTTAGAGCATTTTGCTCAAGATTAAGACGTTTGATCTCTTTGTCTAATTGTTCTTTAGTTTGCATACATAAGTGTTTTACTCGGTTGGTGTTCTTAGTTTAACCTACTAGTATAATACTAATAAATAATAAAAATTAGCATGGCATTGGTAGCACAAGACAGAACCCTATCTAAAGTTTACGCAAATTATCCCTTTTTGCGAAATTTTCCATTCCAGGACTTTCAAATTGAGGCAGAGGAGCTAAAAAGACCCCAATCTGATGACGGGGAGTTTGCTTCGGCACCTTCTTCTATCACAAACCCATTTGTTATTAACTTTGTCTATACAAGAGAGAAACAAAAGACTGCAATTTCAGTTTTTGATAGAGAATTGGACTGGTTGAGCACTAGAGCTGATCTAATTACTGAACTGGATGATATTGTTCATATTATAAATGAGTCCTTGCCATCTGGAGATATTATTAAGAAGAGGGATGCTGTACTTGTGATTGAACATTGGCTCAAAAAGATCGCAGACGATCGTGCCACCCTAAATTATAGTACATTTAATGATATTTTGATGCGCTTGATCGGCGTAACACAGCTCAAGGAGACT